TTCTGCGCTCAGTGGAGCTAACAATTCGCTCATGATTGCTTTTCTTTCTTGCGACTCTTTCAGCGCACGAATTTCTGCTTGTTTGCTTTCTAATATTTTTTCAGCTTTGACAACTGCGTGTGCAGCTTCATTGATGGCTAAATCTTTCATGTCTATGACTTTGAGCAACTTTGCAGTTTCGGATTTCTCATTCAAGTAACTCGATTGGTATTCAGCAGCAAACGCTTCGAATAGCTTACGACCAAAGTCTGTACGACGTGCTGATTCAATGTCTTCTTTTAATGAAGTAATTTCAGCGTTTAAGGTTTGACCTACAACACTTTCTACCATTGTAGCTGCGCGTTTAACAAATTCTTGTTTTACTCGTTTGATTTCTTGACGACCTTCACGAATTAGACGAACTTTTGATTCGGCTAAGTCCTGTTTGTCTTTATAAAATTCTGTAATTTCTTGAGCCAAAGCCTCGACGACAAAGTGTTCTAATGTACCAAATTTATTGGCCATAGACATTTGATCTTCGTGGAGTTCTTTAACTTCAGAAGCCAATTGGCGTGTTACGAATTTATTCATAACTGTTGCACTTTCGGACATTTTTCTAGCAAATTTAACTTTCATTTCTGCTAGTTGTTTGCGATCATCGACAAACTCACTAAGTTCACTAGACAGTTGTTCAGAGATCATACGATCAACTGCTTCAACCATTGTGTTCTTATCATGTTCGTACTTCTGAGCAAACTCTTCGCGGAGTTGATGAGCAACAATTTCACGGTTTTCAACGATACGTTGTTCCCATGCTTGCTCAATTGACTCTTTGATTTCTGCCGAAACCACATTGTTTTCAAATAACGTTTTTAATGCATCCAACATATGTGATTCTCCTTTCTATTGGAGTATGTCTAAATTTAGACATTCTGTGTTATCTATTAGAGTACCTGATAGATTGTTTAGTTTTTTAGCTTTTTTAGCTAATTTAGTATTTCTTATTTTTTCTTTTGTTTCAATTGAACGAGGAATACCTTTTAACGCATTACTACGTTTTTTATTTGATTCGTTAGTCTGCACATATCCAGTTACCCCTTTATTCCATGCTATTTTTCCAAACATTGGATTATTATTTCCTGTCTTGCAGATGCTTAATTTTTGTCGCGTTGCAATTGATGGGCTAACTCCGGGTTTACCTAATTTAGCTTTTGAAATTTTTTCTTTTTGAGACACTAGCATCGCTTTGCCTTTATTATGCGGTGTTAACCCAGCAGTTGAAAATTTACCATTACTGTTATGACGATTAAAACTCATTGGATCATTTGCTGCATCTAACAATACTAATATACTAGTTTCTAATTCTCTAATATATTGAGGGTTACTAATAACTAAAATTGTATGCTTCCAATCATTTTGATTTTCTAAAATCATAGGCTTAACAACTTTACTAGAGCAAATATATCCGTCATTTGGAAAACATCCTTGCTTAGTTCTAGACCCTATATACCATTTGTTAGATGGTATATGTGTCCATTTATAAAGATATGCGTGTGTTCTCATTTTAATCCATTAATAATATTCATTAATGATTCTTTAAGATACCGTTGTGCCTTTGCATCTCCTTTCACCTCTTCCGCTAATCGGAGTGAACTAAGCCCGCCTTTTGAATTCATAAGGTGTTCATAGATAGGTGTAGGATATGCTCCCGGTGCCGACGGCTGTGCAACCATATCAACTGTGATAATCTCAAAATCTGATACTTCACCGTTACCGCTATCACTAACGTTGCCGGATCCGCGTGAACTTACGCCTAGCTTCACTCCGCTCTCTAACATAGTACGGATAAGTTGTCCCATTGGGGTTGGTAAAATTTTAAGTTTACCATACCCATTCGGTCCTTCCATCCACATGTTAGTTATCATATGTGAAACTCGGTCTAAATTTATTTTTAGATCATCTGGGTGATCTACTTCTCCAAGCACAGAATAACCATTTTGAATCTGATCGTTAAGGGTTTTAACAGCCTTGCTAATCTCACTTACAGGATAAACACGTTGGTTAGCATTACGAATGCCACCTTGAATGCAAATACCACTCATATGCAAACTTTTACCGTCCCGTTCGTCAGATTCAACGATCATTTGTGCTTCGTTGAAGCTAAGGTTTTCTCGGAGATGTAACATATATTACTTTCTGCCTGGAATTAAGCTTCTTTTGTTAGTTCCATTGTCACCTGTAGATTTTTTCTCTGCACCGTGGCCTTTTGGAACTGGTTTTAATTTAGGAGCTTTTGCATTACCAGGAACATTTTGATTACCGCCATCCATTTTAGATGTAGTAGGTTTTAACAATCCGCCTTGTGTACCTTCACCAGTAGCTGTGCCACCAAATTTAGGAGCTACGCCGCCCATGTCATTGTATTTTGGTTTGTTAAAAATGCTTTTGTTGTTAATGCCGTTGTCACCGTGTTTTGGTAATGCAACTTTGTTAACATATTCAAACATACTTTGGAATTCGTCAACTTCTTCGTCATCGCCCATGCCTAATTCGTCATCGCCCATGCCTAATTCGTCATCGCCCATGCCTAATTCGTCATCGCCACCAAACATATCAGCGTGTTCTGGTTCATCATCTTCACCAGCCATTAATTGTTCAAATTCTGCTCTTAGATCGTCTAATGAATCTTTTAAATCATGAACTTCGTCTTGTAGTCCGGCTAAATCGCCGCCTTCTTCGTCGCCAAATTCGTCATCAGAACCAAATTCGTCGTCGCCTTCTTCATCACCAAACTCACCGTCGTCTTCTGCATCGTCATCTCCGAATCCGCCAAACTCTCCGTCGTCTTCTGTATCGTCTTCTGAGTCGTCTTCGCCTTCTTCGTCATCATCGCCAAATGCTTCGCCAACTTCTTCTTCATCTGTAAATTCGTTTTCTAATAAATTTTCATAAATTTCGCGTGATTTTGCTACAACAATATTGTGAAATATATCTTTTGCTGCTTCATGATCTTCATTGATCAATGCCTCAAGCATGGCTTCAAATTTTTTGCGGTCAGTCATGTTAATCTCCTGTGATAGTTTCGTTTTCTACAAGGCTGTCTTATATTTACACTACTTATTAAAAAGAATGCAAAAATAGGGTCAAACCGGTGTTTTTTTAAACATTTTAGATTTTATTTATGCAGCGGGTGCAGGTGTTGAATACATTGTGTTAATAAATTGTAATTCAACCTCTTGTTCTAAAATATGAGCTTCACTGCTCTTACGTAATTCGTTTATTTGTCTAAGTGACAGTCTAGTCTTACGTGTATCTGAACGATGTAAACTTCCGCTATCGTTTTCAGAATCATACCGTAACTCACTTGCAACATGCCGAGTGTTAGGGTCAATATAAAAAAGTTCTCTTAATATCATATATCTATTTATCACATTGGTGGTGCAGCGCCGCCCATTGGCGCTGCTGGTGGCATGCCTTGACCCATACCGCCCATTCCTTGATCCATACCCAGGTCCATATCAGCAGGAGCAGATAAATTTCCTGCCATTCCCATATCTCCCTCCATACCTGCTGCGGATAAACCTGCACTGCGTAGTTCTCCTGCGGCATCTGTATGTGTAGGCTGACCTTTACCTTGTTCTTCACCCCATAATCTTTCGTTTTCTGCCATTTCATCTTCTGATAATCCTAAAAATCTTTTCAATGCAAAGCGTTTACTCATGTAAGGCACTGCTTGAATTGTATTAAATGTATTAATTCTTTCCGAATCTAGTCCTGCTTGACGAGCACTAGCAAAGTTCATTGGGGGATTAAACGCTAATTCAAACAAGTTTGCATCAATATTAACGCCACGACCATACATATACATCTTAAATTCATTTGTAAACGCTTCTGTGATTAAACTTTGCAATCTTTCACAGTATTTGTTAAATCTTAACTCTTGAATGTATGCTGTACCTACACGACCGTCATTAAAACTTGCTTGCGAATCGTCTGCGCCAGTTGGTAAGTAGCTACTTGGTATACGTAAACCACGGAATAATTTGTTTGTAAAGAATTTTAAGTCATCAATTTCGCCTAAATTAGTACCGCCTGGCAATGTTTCAACTTTAGAACCACGTCCTTCTGCAGTTTGAGGGAAGAAATAGTCTTCGTTTATACTTAATGGATTGTATGCACTGTCGATTACGTTCTGTCCGCCGCCACTTTGACTAGGAATTCTACGTTGATGTATCTCATTTTTAACTCTTTCTACAAATGCCATAGCTAAATGGCTAGGCATATTACCTACGTCAATGTGAAATACACGTCTTTCTGGAGCTCTTTGTATACGATATATTAAAATAGCATCTTCTAAAAGTTCTTTTTGCTTATAAACTTTAAAAATATTCTCCAACAAGCTGTTACCAAATGGATAATTGTTATCTAATCCTTCAGAAAGTGACAAATGAACAACATGTTCTGCGTCAACTGCATGTTCTGTTTCAGCTAAACCAAATCTAGAACCACTACTTGAGCTAGGATACGGACCGCTAGCACCTTTTTGAGCACCAGGTGCACCCATATAGCCTGCTCCGGATGTCATGCCGCCGCCTGATTGTCTAGGATTAATGTTAGGTGTGATGCGAGTTGCAACAAGATTTTCAAAGTTAGGAGCTAGATCTTTAATAATATATTGTACAGGTTTCTTTCCGTCGCTTTCATTTACAATAACTGTTACAATTTTACTAGGGTCAACCCAATTCCATTTTTGATTTTCAGGGTCTCTAATAAAGAAAGCATCTCCATATTTGAACACGTTGCGCACAATACGGAAGATTTTAGTATCAAATTGTTGCAGTTTATTCCATTGTTGCAAATATTCACCTAAAATTCGTATTTCAGAGTTAGTACCTTTGCTATTCCATCGTACTGTAAATGGACTTTTACCGTCTTTTAGCTTTTGTGTGCAAAATTCAGCAAGAATATCCAATGCAGCATTAATCTCTGGGTCGCTATCCATTACTTCGTATTGTTGATAACGGTCAATACGGTTAGGACTACCGGTATAAACGTCCGGCAAGTAGCTAGAATAGTTGGTCCTAGCTGGTCCTGCTTTAGAATTTTGAGTTGTATTTGAAGAACGATTATATTCGTAGTCAATATCAACTGGTGAAAAGTGTTTTCGCCATGTCATATATAATTTCCTTTGTTTTTATCTTATCCCAACAAGTTACCTGATAATCCTTTAGTTGCTTTGACTTGTTTATGACTATTACTGCTAATAGTATCGGTATGTTGGGCCATTTGTGCCATAGTCTTATTTAACTGTATTAACGCTTCGTGTAGATCTTTTAATGTTGTTTCTTTTGATACTATAGCAGGAGCTACAGGTGGTGGTTGTACTGGTTTAGGTGGCTCTATCGGTTTAGGTTTTTCTGTAGGTTTAGGTTGTTCAATGTCTTTCTTTGATAACGCTGCATGATCCGGTTTTACATCTTTAATTGACGCATGTGATTGTTTTACTTCAGCCGAAACTCTAGTATTGTAGTCATTAAATGTTTCTAATCCAAACTTTTTGTACATTTCCTTAACATGTGCTTGCTCTTTTGTTTCAGGCGGCTTCTTAATGTCAGCTTTAGATGGTTCAACTTTAGGTTTATCATCAATTTTAGCAGGTTCTTTAGATTTATCATCTTTAATATCAGGTTTTTGTTTATAATAACTTGAATGCTGTCTATCAAGCTCTGCTTTTTGCGCTGCAATTGCTTCTGGACTATTATCTATTGTTCCGATGCTTTCTTGCATGCGTTTATTTTTAGCATCTATTTCTGCTTGTGGAATTTCTTCGTATTTTACATTGCCTTTGGCAAATCCAGGTTTATTATCTCCTTTAAATATTCCAGAAATAGACGAACCTACATCACTAAATGTATCTGATATCGAATCAAAGAACCCTTTTTCTTTTGGTTCTTCTTTAGGTGGTTCATATTTAGTAGTAATATCTTCTAATTTTGGTAATCCTGCAGGTTTAATAGTTGCATCTAATGATTTAAAAGAACTTCCAAGCTGTTCACGCAACTGATCAAATTTAGGATCAGTAACTGGTTTTATACCTTCAGGTTTTAATGGTGGTGGTTTATTACCACTACTATACATTGCAAAATTCTTTTCAGCATCGGTCATTTCCTTAATAGGCTTATCAGTTACTTTAGGTTTTTCAGCTAATGACTTTGCAGTTGCACCATGCTCTTTCATAAAGGTCTTTTCAGCTTCTAATGCTTGTGCAACTTGTTTTGCTTGTGCTTCTTTAGCAGTTTTATTTTTAACTTCGGCATGTTTAGCTTCTTCTTCAGCATGAAGTTTTAACTTACCTTTAGTTTTGATTAGATCGTCTTCATATGTAAGTGCTAATTTTGCAACTTCTTCTTTTTTCTTAGCTAATTTCTCTGCAGATTCGGCATTTGGCTTAGTATTGTCTGCTTTCATTTGCTCATAGTCAAAAGATGCGTTTTCTAATGCTTCACGTTTCTTTTGTAATGCTGCACGAGCTGCGGACGGTCCTAATTTGTCTTCTGCAGCTTTACCAGAGTCACTAAGATCCATTTGCGACATACCAATTTTAGATATATCGCCAGAATTCATTGATTGTTTAAACTTAGCTAAGTTAATTAGGCTTTCGTCTAACTTAGAAACATCAGGCGCTTTAGGTTTAGGCGGAGGAGCAACTGTAGTTTTAGATTTTTCAGCTGATGCTGACTTAACTTCAGTTAGCGAACCAGTAACTGATTTACCTAAATCTTCCATATGTTTAGCAACAGCAGTAACTGCAGGGTCGTCTGCAGGACGTCCTTGTTTTAATAAATCTGCAAGTTGTGATTCAATAATTGGACGATCATGCTTTGCATCTTCATCGGTTCGCGTACTAAGTTCTTTTAATTTGTCTTTTGCCCAACTAGTATCAACATCCCACTTAGTTTGTTTAAAACTACCTTTTGGTAAATCAGTTCCTTCTTCAAGTGTTTTTAATTCTTCAGGAGTCTTGGCTTTTGGAGTTGATTGAGTGCCAATAATTTTGTTAAAATGTTCACCTAACTGTGCAATAGATTGCTGTTCTACTAATTTAAAAGGATTATCTGCAGATTTTTGTTCTGTTTTTTCTTCTTTAGTAATACCAGCTTTAATAGTAGTAGCTAGTTGTTTCATTTCAGCTTTTGCTATTTCTGATTGTTTAGATTCAACTGGTTTAACTTCTGGTTTAACTTCAGCTTTAGGTGGTTCAACTGGTTTAACTTCTGGTTTAACTTCAGCTTTAGGTGGTTCAACTGGTTTAACTTCTGGTTTAACTTCAGCTTTAGGTGGTTCAACTGGTTTAACTTCTGGTTTAACTTCAGCTTTAGGTGGTTCAACTGGTTTAACTACTGCAGTTTTAGTTTGCGGAGTAGCTTTTTCAATTGCTTTAGTAACTGTTTCATGCATTTCTTTTGCTTGAGGAGCAAATGTAATGTTTTTAAATTTCTCAGCAATTTCACCAAACTGTTTAGCAACACCTTTCATTTCAGTATTAATATCTGTAAACGTTTTGCCTAGATCTGTTAGTTGTGGTGTAGCTGCAGTTTGATCTGTTGGTTTTGCAGTATCTTTAACATCTGTAGTAGACGGTGCAGATGCTTTTGATTGTTTTTGTTCAGCCGACGGAGATGCAGGTGGCATCATTTGCTGAATGAATTGTTTCATTTGATCTTCATTAG